AAGGGCGACACCTACACGATCCGAGTCCCGGCGGTTGCGGGGCTTTGGGCCTTGACTCCGCACAGCGTTGGCGGGCTAGTCCGCACGACGACGCGGTCAGGCTTGCTACAGCAGACGATCGTTGCGGATGCGTTGGGCGAGTCGGCGGCAGGATACAGCGGGCGGCGTAAGCTATCTGGCGGCGTAGTGGCGGCATTGAAAGAGATCACGTCGAGAGACGCGAAGGCGGACCACATCTACCCGGACACCGACGACTTCCAAGTCTACGGACCGGTCCGGGTGCCGGTCGAGATGGAAGCGGCGCAGATCTTTTCGGACCTTTCGAGCGAGATCAAACGGTCATGCGGCGAAGGGGATCGCTTGCGCGAGTACCCGCTTCGCGGCGCGGCGCGGGGATGGAGTGAAGCGGCGGAAGCGATCGCGCTCGGTCTAGCGGTTTTGCGAGACGCGCACGAACCGATCGTCTCCGCGGATCTGGCGGTTTGGTCGGCAGCGTGGATTTCGGATTGCTGGCGACTTTTCCGGGAGCGCATCGGGTACGCGAGCGAGGACACCGCAGACGCAGAGAGAGCGATTCTAGAGCGCTTGCGCGCGGTCGGTAGGGTAGGGGCTACGACAAGCGAGCTTCGTCGTTCTCTGCGTGTCCTGCGCGGTCTCAGCAGCGATCGTAGAGATGAGATCCTTTCGACGCTCGAAAGCGACGGTTTGATCGCAAGCGCGCGGAAAACCGGGGGGACTCGTTGGTATCTCAAAAAGCAGGAAAAATAGGGGCGTCTCCCCCTTTGCAACCTTCAATGCAACCTTTTCTTAATGTTTTTCAGTGACTTAACTAAGAAGGAAGCATGAGACCTATACGCGCGTGCGATAAAAAACGCGCGCACGTAGGTCTCTTGCTTCCTTCTCAATCAAACCCCCGGAAAATAAACAAAAAAGGTTGCACGCGAGGTTGCAAAGGGTGAGCCACGGGAACCGTGGAAAACGGCGCGGTGGATTATGTCAACTCAGGGGACGCGATGGGGCAAAAAGTGATCGCAAAGGTGATCGCAAGGGGGCTAGATGGGCGCGATCTACAGATCCGGATCGGCGGAAACCCGCAGCGGTATGCGAGATTGAAAAAAAAGTTTGTTTTGCGTCAAGCCTACGCTTGACGTTTCCGCAGGGATCGCTACAATGGGTGCATGAACAACAGCGCCGCGGCGCAGAGAGAGGGAGCGAAAATGACTAAGCAACAAATCAAAGCCGAACTTTTCAACGCAATCCGCAACGAAGGCTTGACTTGCGAAGTGGAAAAATACTTCAACGATTTGGTTTTCTTCGGCGCGAGCGTGTCGGATTGTCGCGGAGTGAGCGACGCGGGACTGAGCAATGATGAGCTTGAAGAGGTTATCGGCCGAGTCGGAAACAGAACCGCAGCGTGGATCACCGAGTCGATGCTTTCCGAAGCGTTCGCGGGCTGAGACGAACCACAGAAGCCGATGGACGGCACGCTGCCCCGGGCATCAGCGCCGGGGTTAAGGCGTGCGGGGCGCGAATGAACGCGCGAGAGAGAGGTAATTATGATGACGCTATCCGATGTAATTCGACACATGAACTCGAAACCTGAGCGCGATTTGGCGGATTGCGGAGACTTTTACCGAGCGCGCTCGATCGATGTGCGGATCCCCGGGAAGGGGACGACATACGACTTCATTCGCGCGCATCTAGGAGAAGACTGGGTGAAACAATTGGATAAAAAAGCGTATCGAATCACAACGAATGCCGGGCAAACAGTTGATCTCGGATCGTGGGCAGAGGCGAAACATTTCGCGCGGTTATGTGGCGCGGTCGCTTTTTACGATTGCGACGATGGGCGGACTTTCTTTTATGCGACGCAAGAGGATTGCGACGCGGCAGAGAACGGACTTGAGATCGGCGCGATCGAAGAGGTGCAGTCATGACGCGGGAGCGATTGGCGGTAGTGATCTTGGTGGCGCTTTACGCGCTCGTCGGGACCATCGAATTTGAAAGTGATCGCAAGCCGGAGGCGCGCGGGGTTTATGCTCCGCAGCCCGCGGACGAGGATCCTGATCTGTGGATCTGGTGATTTTTTTTCTTCTTTGCGTCAATCGAACGCTTGACATGAAAAGAGATCTCGCATACAATGATCTCAACGGGGCGCAATGAAGCGCGAAAGAGAGAGGAATCAAAATGAACGACACCGACTTCAACGCAATATTTGGACAACTCAGCATCGAAACGAACTGCGCAGCCATTGAAAGCAAAATCAAATATGTTTTGAGCGTTCTCGTTAGAGCCCCCCGCGAAGAGATCGAAAAAGGAATGTCTGTCATCGATAAAGAGTTGAACGACCTCGCAGATAAGATCTTCGAACATGCAAGCACGATGGACCTCGACAATTTCGCTTGGGTCCGATTCGATAAGGTTGAAGAGTTGTTCCGGTTCACCGAAAAAGAAGTGGAAACGGCGGATAGATGCAGACGAATCCTCGCAGCCTAAACACAACCCCGCGCAAGCGGGGGTTTCTTTTTCTCTTTTTCGTCAATCGAAAGATTGACGCAAGGGAAAAGGATCTGTATAATGATCTCAACAACGCCGCCCGCGCGGGCCGCAACCGGAGAGACCAATGCTTATCGAGAACCACGGAAACAACAGCTACACCGTCGACGGAATCGAAATCACCGTTTGGGACCACGGCATCCTGGTTGGCGGAACCTCCCGTCACCGCCTGGCGATCAAGCCCTTCTACGCGCCGACGCTCGCGGAGAGCATCGACAAGGCGCTCGCGCACTACCGAAAAGCATCAATCAAACAGGCGCTCAACGCCTTCGCAGCGTACAAGGCGGCATGAACAAGCCCCGCGCAAGCGGGGTTTTCTTTTTCTGGCGATGCGCTATGATGGGCGCACTATGCCAAAAGGAGCAAGACGAGAAACTGCAAAGTCGATGACGCTTGCGAAGCAGCGAGAACGCGACGCTTTGGAATTGCGGACGCGCGGTTGCACATACGACAAGATCGCCGAGGCGCTGGGGATCTCCCGGGCTGGCGCGGCCGAATGTGTGCGGCGCGCGCTGGCGGCACTGAAAGTGGAGACTGAAGAAAAAGCGCACGAAGTGCGCGACCTGGAATTGCGGCGTCTCGACAAGATGTTGCAGATCGCAGAAGCCGCCGCGGAAGGCGGAGATCTTGCGGCAATCGACCGAGTGATCCGGATCCAGGAACGGCGATCGAAGTACCTGGGCCTCGACGCTCCCGCGAAAAGCGAGACACACACAACCGTCGCCGCGGCGGTCGACTTGTCCGCGATGGACGATCGCAAGCTCGCGGATCTGGAAAAAGCATACAAACAGATCATAGATGACGACGATCCCATCGCTTGAGCAGATCCAAGCGGAGCGGGCGCGGCGTCATCTCCGCGACTTCGTTCGATACGCGTGGCCCGTACTCGAGCCGGAGACGCCGCTTGTTTGGAGCTGGCATCTCGACGCAGTTTGCGATCACCTCGAGGCGGTAAGCAACGGCGAGATCAAGCGTCTATTGATCAACATACCGCCGGGACACGCGAAGTCTCTTCTCGTCTCTGTCTTCTGGCCAGCGTGGCAATGGGTCCGAAGCCCGGCGTGGCGCGCGCTTTTCTCGTCGTACAAAGCAGAACTTGCGATTCGCGATTCGGTGCGATGCCGTTCAGTCATCCAATCGGATTGGTATCAATCCGCGTTCGCGCCGTCGTGGAAACTGAGCGGCGACCAGAACGTAAAGTCATATTTCCAGAATGATCGAACCGGCGCGCGGCAATCCATCGGCGTGGGCGGTGGCGCGACCGGCTTCCGGGGCGACGCGGTTGTCGTCGATGACCCGCTGAAAGCCGATGAATTCCCCTCGCCCGATGAACTCGAAAAAGTAATTTCGTGGTGGGATTTTCAGATGTCGTCGCGGCTGAACGACATGAGCAAGGGCGCGCGTGTTGTGATTATGCAGCGACTACACGAGCGCGACTTGTCCGGATATCTCCTCGAGCGCGGCGGGTATGAACATCTCTGCCTCCCAAGCGAATACGACCCGGGACGTAGTTGCGTAACTTCGATTGGTTTCGAGGACCCGCGCACCGAGAAGGGCGACTTGTTGTTTCCCGGGAAGTTCCCCCGCGCGGTACTCGATGAAGCCAAGCGCGATCTCGGACCCTACGGATACAGCGGCCAGCACGATCAATCGCCGACGCCGGTCGGCGGTTCAATCATCAAAGAGGAATGGATCCGCTATTGGTATCCGCTTGAAGCCAAACCGCCGATCCCCGTCGTCGTCTCGACCGAGAACGGCGCGCGGGAGATTCCGCAAGACCCGCTCCCCCCTCGCCTCGACGTGCAGATTCAGTCTTGGGATCTCGCGTTCAAGGGCAACGCGACTTCCGACTTCGTCGCCGGGCACGTATGGGCGAGGACCGGCGCGCGGTTCTTTCTTCTCGACCGAACGCACGCGCGCCTTGATTTCCCTCAAACCCTGGACGCGATTCGAGAAATGTCGAAGCGACATATCGAGGCGACAGAGAAGCTAGTCGAGGACAAAGCGAACGGCCCGGCGGTACTCGCTTCGCTACGCAACGAACTACCGGGATTGATCCCCGTATCTCCAAGCGGTGGCAAGGAAGCGCGACTTCATGCGGTCGCGCCGCTTTTCGCAGCGGGTAACGTCTATCTACCTCACCCGTCAATCGCCCCGTGGACGAGCGAGGTCGTGGCTGAACTCGTCCGCTTCCCCCGGGCGCCTAATGACGACGACGTGGACGCCGCAACACAAGCCCTAGCCCGGTTGAACCAGGCGGCAGAGATGGCGCTCGCGTTCCATACTGACACGTCGGCGTCTCGCTGGCGTTGACACATCTTGCGCTTTATGCCTTCGCTTGTAAGGATCCCGAATCATGGCACCTAGACGCGCACCCGACTTAGATATTCTCGGATGGACCGGCCTCAAGCAGCACGGCGGATCGCTGGACGATGAATTCCATCGTGCGCTGAAGGGCGAGCGCGGAAAGAAACTTCTCCGCGAGATGGCGGACAACGACCCGATCGTCGGGACCATCATTCAAGCGATTTCGACGTTCGTGCGGCAGACCGATATCCACGTTCGCAACGACGCCGAAAGCGCGGCGGGCGCGGCGAACATGGAATTCATTTCGCAATGCCTCGACGACATGTCGTCAAGTTTCGACGATACGCTTTCGGAAATAATGCGCTCGATTATTGTCTTCGGGTTCGCTTATGTCGAAATCGTCTACAAGTTGCGCGACGGCGACAACGCGGACCCGCGGCGGAACTCAGACTACGACGACGGCAAGGTTGGCTGGCGAAAGTGGGGGCCGAGACCGGCGGAGACGATACAGCGCTGGAAGTTCGATGACGACGGCGGCGTCAAGGGCGCGCACCAAATCCAGATGAACGGCGGCGAGGTGTTCTTGCCGATTGAAAAATGTCTTCTCTTTCGCACCGAGACGATTAACGGGAACCCCGAAGGGCGCTCGATGCTTCGCAACTCGTTCACGTCGTACCACTACGCGAAGAACTTGCGCGAGATTGAAGCGATTGGAATCGAGCGGGACATGACCGGGCTTCCGGTTCTCCGAGTTCCCCCGTCAATCATGGCGGCGTCGACGGGCACACGGGAGGCGGCGATTCGCTCCGACCTCGAGAAACTCGGCCAGCAAATTCGGCGCGACGAACGCGCGTTCATGATGTTGCCCGCGAAGGAGTACGCGGGGCAGGGGACCGGCTACGACTTCGAGCTTATGGCGTCGCCGGGTTCGCATTCCATCGACACCGACGTCGTTATCCGCCGCTACGAGTCACGAATGGCAATGCCGCTACTAGCGGAAGTAATGTTCCTCGGCGTCGACGGTTCGCAAGGTCTCGGCGGCAGCTTGGGCGAGGTAAAGCTAGAGATGTTCGAGAAGTCGATTACGGCGCTTCTCGAGCGCATCGCCGCACCAATCAACGACTTCGCGATTCCTCGACTCATGAGACTAAACGGGCAAATGGACCGCGCGGATTACCCCCGGTTCTCATTTGGTCCGGTCTCTCGTCCTCGCCTTGCTGAACTTGGCGACTTCTTACAGAAGACCGCGAGCGCGGCCGTAGTTGTCCCAGACCGCACCCTCGAGAATTATGTCCGCGAGCAAGCGGGGCTTCCGGAGGCGGAAGATCAAGAGGACCTTGCCGATGGGTAAAGTCTGCTGCGTCAACAAGGCGATCGACACCGAGGACTTTTATGGCGATGCCAACGAAGTTCGATTCGGGCGACGACTTGCGAGCGCATTCAAGACAGCATCAAGCGAACTCGTCGACGCTTGGGATACCCTGGACCCGCAAACCGCGGAGCAGGCTTACCAAGCGATTCTCCGAATGCCATGGAACGAATCATTCGGCGAGTTTCAAACGGAGTGGGAAGAAACCACGAAGTCGGTCATGACCGAGGCGGGCGAGCGTTCATTCCGAGACTTGCGCGGTCGAGTTGCGACGTCGACCTCGACGCTTTTCACGACTGCGTTCACGGTCGAGAACCCATACAGCCGAGTCTATATTCGCGAGCGTTCGTCTAAACTAATCGTGCAAATAAGCAACGAAACCCGAGAAGCGGTAAAGAATATCTTGGACAAGGCGATCCGCAATGGCGAGCCGCCGCGCGCAATCCGAACCCGTATCGGGAACACAACCGGGCTTTTCGATCGATGGGCGTCGGCGGTCGACCGACGGTACAGCGAACTTCTGGCGAGCGGTGTCCCCGAGGGCGAGGCAAACAAGGCAGCGGCGAAGTATCACGACAAGTTGCTTCGACGTCGAGGAGAGAATATCGCGCGGACCGAAATCGTCTCGGCGTCAAATCAGGGAACGATGGATTCATGGAAGATTGCGCAGGATAACCAATGGATTCCAAGCGATTCAAAGAAAGAGTGGATCGCCGGTTTTGGCTCCGCGCGGACGTGTCCGTATTGCTCCGCGCTCCACGGAACCGTCGTCGGCGTGAATGACCTTTTTCCCGATACCGGAATTGGACGCAGCGAGCGGCCTCCGCTTCACCCATCGTGCCGATGCACCATCGGCCTAGTGTTTGAGGATTGACGCCATGCCATATCAACGAACATCGGAAATCCCGAAGCCGGTCCGCGACGCGCTCCCAGACGCAGCACAGCGGATTTGGATGCGCGCGTTCAATAGCGCTGCGTCAAAATATGGCGAAGGCGACGAAGGGCGCCTAGCGTCGATTGCGTGGGGCGCGGTGCGCAATGCAGGATACAGCAAGGAGGGGGAGCGGTGGGTTATGCAAAAAGCGGAAACCTACAAACCAACTGGGGCGATGGCGGCGAATGCCCGACGGGCGCTCGAGGTACGCGCAGAAAAACCACCGTCCCAACGAGGGATGACATCAGTCGGCATCGCCCGGGCGCGGCAACTCATGAACCGCGAGGCGCTATCTGAGGACACGGTTCGCCGGATGAAAGCGTTCTTCGATCGGCATGAAGTCGACAAGCAAGGCGAGACGTGGTCTGAGCAGGGCAAGGGTTGGCAAGCCTGGAACGGTTGGGGTGGCGATGAAGG